ATAAACATAGTGTAATGCAGATGCCAAAGGAAGGATTCCTTCTTTATTCGATACACTTAATAATGCGTAAGCCATAATTCTTTAATGTAAAAAGTGACGTTTACCTGTGACTACCATAGTCATACCCAGTTCATTACAAGCATCAATAGATTCTTGATCTTTGATACTTCCTCCTGGTTGAATGACTACTTTAATGCCATAATTATTTGCTAGTCTTACTGTATCACCGAATGGGAAGAACCCATCACTTGCTAATGCAGCACCACTAACATCATTGCTATTTAATGCAATATTTGCAGAACCAACACGATTCATTTGTCCTGCACCAACCCCAAGGGTTCTACCATCACGAGCAATCAAAATAGCATTAGATCGCACATGTCTTACTACCCTCCAAGCAAAAGTCAAATCTATAACTTCTTGTGTAGTAGGTTTACGTTCAGTGACAGTCTCCCAAGTACTAGGATCAACTATTCTATTATCCCTTTCCTGTGCTACAACTCCACCCAATATACTTCTAACATTATAAGTAGATAATTTCATATTATCAATATCCACTTCCAATAATCTTAGATTCTTTTTAGCAGCAAGTATTTCCTTCGCTTCATTACTAAATGATGGAGCAACGATACATTCATAAAAAGCACCAGTTAATTCTCTAGCACATTCAGCATTTACTTCTCTATTAAGTGCTATGATCCCACCAAAACAACTTACCCTATCACCATCCAATGCTCTAATAAGAGCACTGTAAATATCAGGTGCTATTGCAACTCCACATGGATTAGTATGCTTAATTACAACAGCAGCAGGTTCTTCTTTAAATTCTTGAACTGTTGATATTGCTGCATCCAAATCTATAAGATTATTATAGCTTAATTCTTTGCCTTGTAATTGAGAAGCAGCAGATAAACCTTCCTCTGGGAAAGTAAACCATGCTGCTTCTTGGTGGGGATTTTCCCCATATCGTAAGAATTGTTTAAATTCTATACCTTTTGCCAACTCAAAAAAATCAAGAGTCATTATATAATCATAATTATAAAAATATTATAGCACCTCTTTAAGGAGGATGCAACCACTTAATAATTTTCACTGTCTTACCCCTAAAGGTAATCCTTCCTCGTATGATGTTCAGGAACTATCTTTCCTAAGGTGACCACCAACAATCCGTCTGTGAATTCAACGTCTCGTATCTCGGTATCATCTGTGAGTGTCCAGACCCTATTGAAAGGCCGCTGGGCCAATCCTTTATAGACAAACTCTCCATCCGTTTCTTTGTCCTCTTGCTTGCCTTCCACATGTAGTTGTCCAAACTCCGTGAAGACTTTAACGTTATCTTTCTTAAATCCCGCAAGGGCGATCTCAAGTCTCGATTCGACATTATTTACTTGTATTAAATTATATGGCGGATAGTTTGATGTAGTTGTATCATTCCAAAATTTATTGAGATAGTCATCCATCCCTATGCTGTTTCTAGTAATCCTCTCCATCAGTTCTGGAAGATTCTCAGCATGATACCTGGCTAGTGTGCCCATGATAGTAGCTCCTTATTAAGCGAGTTTGTGTTTTGTGATCCCCTAAGGCAATCACCTATATTTATACCACAAATACTTATTTTTAGGATTCGGTAAACTTGGTAAGTTTAGTTCGGGTATCTTTCCATCCCTCAACAGAATATACAAATCCACCCCTATTCACCACTTCCTTTGCTAAAGGATAATCATTTTCACCCTCTCTCATCATATCTCCAAAGAAATGCAATTCATGGAACCACTGAAAATCTCTTAAGATCTGACTCTTATTTCTTCCCTTTGGTGCTAAATCCAATCCAGTCTGTCCACCTATTTGAACTTCTAAATCAGGAAAATGATCTTTAAGTCTCTCTGATATATCCTCCCTCTCTAATCGTTCTTTATCCCATTTAACATATTCTTCCCTACCAGTTCCTTTACCTCTACCCAGAATACTAAAATTAACTCCACCTGGTCTTTTCTCAATATGCAATCCATTACGAATAGGAAAACAACTATATGCTAACTCATCCTCTAAGAACCGTTCTACGTCTCCTGGCAACTCCCAATTATCCCTATAAACATTCTTACCTTCTTCATACACATCACTACCAGAACAGTTATAAACTCTTTTAACTGCATTATATAAATCAACACCAATCTGTTCTAATGTCTTATCTCTATCACTACCTGTGACAAGATAGACATCATTTCTTGATGCAAAAAACATCATGAACAATAAAAACTCTGGATCAATTTGTTGTCGGGCAGGTGTTAATGTCCCATCAACATCAAAAATAAATTTTTTCAATAATCAATAACCAAATTCGTCTATTACGTCTATGACTTTATTAAGATATTCTTCTGCACCTCTACATTCTTCATGCGTCATATCATGTCTAGCACATCGTTCATATAGCTCATTTTTCAACTTCGAAGTCCTTGCTTCCATATCATACTTGTGTAGTTGACCGTTCATGGCCCATACCTCTAATAACGTAAAATATTTATAAGAAAAACACAAAGAAAATGAGAATTATTACTCAGATTCTTCTACCTTTTTCTTCTTACTTCCTATATTATACTTGGTTTCAAGTATCCAGTCACCTTTATCTCTATATGCTAACACTTTAATCTGATTAAGAGGTGCAATATCTTGAATTTTTTCAGCATCTACAAGTCCCACAAGACCCCAATCAGCAAGAAGCTGAGCAATACGATTCCTACGTTGAACATCATTAACCGTAAGGTTAGCATGTTTCCCATCAAGGGCAAACAGTTCCTTAAAATGCACAAGATAGTATCTCCCTTGCTTATGGAGAATATGGCATGATTGATATATCTTCTTTTCTTTACGGGATGCTACCCCAATTCTTGTTAAAGTCTCACGGACTTTTAGGAAATCATCTGGTTCGTTAAGAGTCACCTCGACCATTTGGTCAGATGTCCACTTCACCTCAGGCTCTTGCACGACGCTCATGTTGTTCCTCCAGTTTCAAATTTAGATTTGATAAAATCAAGTTGTTCTTTATTTAGAATTCTCAGAGCTTGTTTTGCCTTTTCATTACTATAACCATAGTAGCGTTTGACATAATCAATATCTTTGATTTCGTCTTTGCGGAGCCAGGGAGAATATCTCTTCCTTTTCCTCAATGTATTTAGATAGAAAGAATATTGCATCTTCTTTGGTAAAAAATTATACCGATTCATCTCATTAGCGAACATTATACAGTCAAGATGTCCCGACAAACAACGATTAATAATATATGAAGGATACTCCTTCTCCACAGAAGGATCCTCATCAATCAGATTTTTCTTGGTCTGATTAATAGAATTCAACCAATCTTTTAATTCCACTTTAATCTTTTCTTTCTAAGTGTTTCTTCCAACTGTGATTCTAACACATCTTCTATAGATATCAAACTTTCTCTAAGATATTCCTCATCCACATTCTCTTCTATTAAATCATGCAAATGTGCTATATGCTCTAAAGCAAATATTAATTTTGTTTGATGATTCATTTTCATGTTAACATTTTATATGCTAAGGATATTCTAAATCCATTATAATATCTATGAGGTGCATCAGCATAATGTATTATCTTAGCTGGAAATAAAATAGCACGATTTGGTTTATATCCAATTATATGCGTGGGTTCATCTTTTGTAGGATCTCCTACAGCATTTTCACAAAAAATTAAATGCCCCTGATAGGTTAATTTCCATGTTGGATTTGGAAAATATAAAAAAGTAATATCACCATCATCTGTATGAGGGTTTCCACATTGCCCACAAGATTGCCCATTAGCATATATTCTCCTTACATCATATCTTCTCTCAATCTTATCACAAATAATATTATATAAGTACTCACTAAAATATTCTTCTTTCTCAAGATTATCCATATGCCAGAACCAACTGGAATTATTTCCTCCAGTTGGACTCCATTGGGGTCTTATCAATTTCTGATGTATTTCTTTATGAAGTTCTTCAGTAAAAAAATCATTGTATACTTCGATATTTTGCATCATTCTTTTGGTTTAATAATAATCCTATTGTTTGCATAGTCTGCAGAAAATTCAAGTTGAACATCATGTGTCCACATTAGTTCCTCATATAATGCATTAAGTCTATCCATATCTTCATAGAGGTCATTAATATGATAATGATCGTCTTCCATTAGGAATCTCCATAGGTATCTTGTTTCTCAAAAAACTCACTCATGCTTGATTGGCAATCAGGTGGTTCAGGATCTTTATAACCCTTCATTTTTTTCCACTTGTTATGCAATGCACCCATGATCCATGACTGAGAAAGACTCTTAGGTCCATTCTCTAAGAGTTCTAGTTCCTTCTTATTAGAAGTATAACCTTTATACTCTTCTCTCCAATTGGAGTCATCATACGGTTTAGTCATGAATGGAAGTAAGATTGTAATTGAATAAGAGCAACTCCTTTCTCTTCTCCTGATTAGTCATATAATCACCCACAGATCGCATGGTATATGTAAGATCAAATTCTCCAGCATTCCAACCTTCAAATCTATCCTTTACTAACTGATCACTATTATACGATATTAATTGATCAGATGCAAATCTATCACAATCTTTCGCAAACTCATCATGATTAAATTTCTTATGCATTTCACCTTTTCTACCATATAGATTATCTTTAATATCATATGGTGGATCTAAGTATATGAAAGCACCTCTCCAATCAGTTAAAAGATCCCCATAGGATAAATTAGTAATCTTCCAATTATCGATTATTTCTTGATATTTAGGAATTTTATCTATACCTCTTAGTGAAAAGTTACTAATCGATGCCATCTTTGAGAATGATGAACTCTCAGTAAGTCCTGAAAAAGAACACTTATTAACAATATAAAATGCAGCAGCACGATCAGTAGCAGAAGCATTACTATCATTAAGAACTTCTCTAGATTCGGTAAATAAACCTAATGCAGAATATATAAATTCCTTATCCTTCTTTTGTTCATCCGTAGGATCTGGATACTCCTCCTTTAAATCAACAAGAATTTTATGTAACTCCCCACCATTTGTTTGTATCTCTTTCCAAAAATTAACTAAAGGTTCATATAAATCATTTACCCAAATCGATATATCAGGATATTTCTTTGCAATAAAAAGAGCAACACTACCACCACCAAGAAATGGTTCACGATATTCTCTATACTCCCTAAGATCTGGAAAATAACATTCCATCTTAGTAACAGCACGGGATTTTCCGCCTGGGTAGCGGAGGGGTGTCTTAAGGGATTTCATCACCAATCAGGATAATTATGTTGTGAAAGTTTTTCAATATATTGATATATCAAAGACCACCCAAATTCAAAAGTCTCTCCATTCTGATCTTGAAGATAAAATGGAATATTTGGATGTAAAGTCTTTGCCCTATAATAATGATTAACTACATTATAATCATCATCAATACAACGTTGCTCTTCAGTTTCAGTCATTTATCTTTAGAGCGATTAAGTAATGTAATAAATTTATCTGCTGCCCATGTTCCAGCAACACAGACTTGTATATCATCCCCATCATCCCACACAGGTTCACCATTCTTCTTACGCATATCTAAAGCTTTCTCTAGATCATCTATAATCTTCTGTGTTATCTTCATTGGTAATATGCGGGTTTATAATGTGGTTTATAATCTGGTTCTTCTTCAGTTACAGGATGAACATACTGTCTAGTATCAAAATAAGATGTGTAATTAAACTTACCTTCTCTCTCGTCCAATACCTCATTAATAAGTATCTTCATCTCCATCGCATACTGTTCAGTAAATAACCTTCTTGGTCTTACAACAGCAGGTTTATATTCTTGCTTACCCGTTGGTTTATAATTCGGGTCAGTAGGTCCACTCATACCTTGAGTATCCATCTTGGATACTGGAGCACTAGTCTTCTTCAGATACTTTGGATCCATGTGTGAAACAGGTTCCTTATCCAACCAAACTCTAGGATCTTTATCCATTTAATAGTACTTAATAACGTCTCTTTCCATTTCGACCACAATACGATCTACAATTCTATTAAACGATTCTGACATTTTACGATATCCAGAACCAACATACATCTGTCCAGCAAATACTGATACTGTAGCAGCACCCCAGAACAGATAATAAAATCTAGACTTAACTTGGTGTCGTTGTTTCTTTTTTAATTTAGTCATTTGGCTCATATTCAGAAGGTACTGTATCCTCCCACTCAGGAGGTTCCTTTTCCCAAGGTTTAGAATGTGATAAATCTAACCACTTTGGAAGATGATCGTTAATCCAGTTTAAAACTTTCTTCATTTTTTGTCAAGTTGTTTTCTCCATGCTTCAATAAGCATTTGGAGTTCTTTAATTCTACCTTCAGCAGACTTGATTTTTTCCTCAAGATACTTCATAAGATTAATTTCTTAGAGGGTGGTGTAGAAATTGAACCAAACATCTGTTTATATTGATCTACAATATCTTCCTGTGGGTCGTTAATGTAAACAACATATCTCCTAGTAACTTCAATTTCAGTATCCTTTCCTGCCAATAAAGGAGACCAAGGAGCAAATCCTATTTGCCCTTGCTGCCCAGAAGGAACAGCAACAATAGGATTTGTGATGATAATCCAATCACCATTTTCTTTAATTAGATCAGCGATTACATCTTCGCCAGTCCACATTTTAATTAGTTTTACATTCATTTGAATTCACACTCCACCATAATTTCAGTTAAACAAGCTAGCATATTTATCTCCTGATCTGCTACGAAGGCACCTTGATATTGATACTTAGCAATAACAAGAACAGCAGCAGGAATGGTGCTAGGTACAAGGGCATCATAAAGACTTTCGTAAATACGGCGGAAAAGTACAGAAGTATCATTATCCAGATTACTGTTGACCCACTTACGTACTTCAGGAAAGTTTTTGTCTTTAAGGTTTTTAATAAGGTCATTGACTGCAACGTCCGAAAATGCGGCTA